CCTACGCGCGCCAAGCCGCCGCTACCGAGGCCGCCGCATGACCCCTCGCCGCCGCACCACCGACCAGCCGCACCCCGGCTACGTGCCGGGCGCCTTCCCCGTGCTCTCCGCCCTGCTGCTGTTCTGGGCGTTCGTCGCGTGGTGGCTCGCGTGAGCCTGCTGCGGCAAATCCTGCTCGGCGCCGGCCTGCTCGCCGCGCTGGCCGGCTACCTGTGGATCACCCACGCCCGTCTCGATCACGCGCAAGCGGCCGCCACCACCGCCGAGGCCACCGCCAACAGCCTGCGCGGCCAGCTCGCTGCCGCCCAGGCCAGCGAGCACATCGTCACCCGCTACGTGGACCGCGTCCAGGTCATCCACACGCGCGGCGCCACCCTCACCCGCGAGGTACCCGTCTATGTCACGCCCCAAGCTGATGCTGCTTGCACTGTGCCTCTCGGCTTTGCCCGCGTGCACAACGCTGCCGCCGCGGGAGTGGAAATGCCCGGCACCGCCGGAGCCGCTGATGCGGCCGGCAGCGGCCTTGCACTCTCTACCGTCGCCCGCACCGTCGTCGACAACTACACCACCTGCCACGCCACCGCCGCTCAGTTGACGTCGCTGCAAGAGTGGGTGCGAGCCAACAGCGAGCCGCACCCATGAAAAAGCCCGCCACCCTGCGCGCCGCCCTGGTCGCCGCGCTGCCACAGCTCGCTACCGATCCGGACAAGCTCCTGGTCTTCATCGACGCCGGCAGCCTGCACGCCAGCTATGCGCCGGGCTTGAGCTACGAATACGCCTACACGCTGAACCTCGTGCTCACCGACTACGCCGGCGATCCGGATGCCGTCATGGTGCCGCTGCTCATGTGGGTGCGCGTCAACCAGGCCGAGCTGATGGACAACATCGACCAGCGCCAGAGCGGCATCAGCTTCGAGGCCGACATCCTCGACAACGACAGCTGCGACCTGAGCATCAAGCTCGCCCTCACCGAGCGCGTCATCGTCAAGGACACGGGCGGTGGCGTGCTCGACATCACCCACGCCGACGAGCCGCAACCCGAGGCACAGCTCACCGCCGGCCACTGGCAGCTGTACCTGCGCGACCAGCTGCTCGCCGAGTGGGACGTGCCGGCAAGCTGATGGCCGACGATCTCACCGCTCTGGAGGACTGGGCCGCGCCCCTGCTGGCCCAGCTCGCCCCACCCGCTCGTCGTCGCGCCGCCAAGGCCATCGCCACGGCGCTGCGCAAGAGCCAGCAACAACGCATCGCGCAACAGCAAAACCCCGATGGCAGTGCGTTCGCGCCGCGCAAAGGCGGCAAGCTGCGAGGCAAGCAAGGTCGCATCAAGCGCGGCGCCATGTTCGCCAAGCTGCGCCGGCCGAAATACCTCAAGGCCCGCGGGGATGGCGACACCGCCACCGTCGAGTTCATCGGCCACGCCGGCGACATCGCCGCCGTGCACCAGTACGGCCGCACCGACCGCGTGAGCAAGCGCGGCCCGCTCGTGCGCTATCCGCGCCGACGGCTGCTGGGCTTCAGCGCGGCCGATCGCGAGCTGGTCCGCGACCAGATACTGGCCCAGCTCACCTCGTAGCCGCCTCGCGCATGCGCGTCTGCGCCACGTCGAAATAGCCGTCCGACATTTCCACGCCCACAAACCGCAGCCCCGCGCGCAGCGCCGCCACACCTGTCGTCGCGCTACCCATGAACGGGTCCAGCACCGTCCCGCCCGGCGGCACGATGCGCAGCAGTTGCTCCATCAAAGGCTCGGGCTTGCCCACCTGGTGATGCTTGCCGCCGCGCGCGGGGTGCACTGGCATCACGCCGGGCAGCACCACCGGGTGCGCCTTCGTGTCGATCGGCCCGCGGCTGCCCCACACCACGTATTCGGCCTGGCTGCGGAAGCGACCCAACTGCGGACGGCAGCCGTTCGTCTTGTCCCATACCACAATGCCCTGCCACACCCAGCCGGCCACCTGCACCGCGTCCGTCATCGTCGGCAACATGCGCCAGTCGATGAACGCCAGCAGGTGCCCGCCGGGCGCTGTCACCCGGTGGCACTCGGCCAGCCACTGGCTGGCCCACGCAAGGAACCCGCGCTGGTCGCGAAAGTCGCCTTCGAAATCCGGCAACACCCGTTTCACGCCGGTGTTCATGTACTTCTCGCCCGTCGGCCGCATGCGCCCCGACATCGTCTGCGCGCCGGAGCAATACGGCGGGTCGGTCACCACCGCGTCGACGCTGGCTGCGGGCAAGTGGCGCAGCACCGGCAGCGCGTCGCCATGGTGCAGGGTGTAGGGCGTGATCGTGTCGGGCATGGCGCGGGTCCGTGGGTAAAGGTGCGTCCATCGTTCGCGTCCCATCCGCGCGCCGCTGCCCCCTCAAAAATGGCGCCCGATGTACCGCCCCACTGGTACATCGCCCCCGCCTAGCTCGCGCGCGCGAGCCATCCCCACCATGCCGGCATGACTCACCACCGCACCCGTCGCTGACATGGCCGGCTTCACTGCCGTCGACTTGTCGCAGCTCCCCGCGCCGACCGTCGTCGAAACGCTGTCGTTCGAGGCGATCTTCGCCGCGCGCCTGGCGCAGTACATCGCGCTCACCGAGGCCGCCGACGAAACCTATACCGCCCTGGTGGAGTCGGACCCGATCTACCTGCTGCTGCAGGAGAGCGCCTACCGCGAAGTCGTCTGGCGCCAGCGCGTCAACGATGCCGCGCGCGCCGTCATGGTCGCCTACGCCGTCGGCGCCGATCTTGACCAGCTCGCCGCTGGCTTCGGCGTGCTGCGCTTGCAGCTCGACCCGGGCGATCCCGAGCACTCCATCCCGCCCACCATGGAGAGCGACACCGACCTGCGCCGGCGCATCATCCTCGCGCCGGAAGGCTTCAGCGTCGCCGGCCCGGAGGGCGCGTACATCTTCCACGCGCTCAGCGCCTCCGGTGACGTGCTGGACGCCAGCGCCACCAGCCCCGCGCCGTGCGAGGTCATCGTTAGCATCTTGTCGCGCGTGGGCGATGGCACCGCCGATGCCGCGCTGCTCGCCGCCGTGGATGCCGTGCTCAACGCGGAAACCGTGCGGCCGCTCACCGACCTGGTCACCGTGCAATCGGCCCAGATCATCCCCTACGCCGTCGCGGCCACCATCTACACCTACGCCGGCCCGGATTCCGCCGTGGTGCTCGCCGCCTCGCGTGCTCGCCTGGACGCCTACATCGAGGAGTCCCATCGCATCGGGCGCGACGTCACCATGAGCGGGCTTTACAGCGTGTTGCACTCGCCCGGCGTGCAGCGTGTGGAACTCACCGCGCCCACCGCCGACATCGTCGTCGATCGCACGCAAGCGGCCTACTGCACCGGCGTCACCATCGCAAGCGGTGGCGTCGATGAATAGCCTGCTGCCGCCGAACGCCACGGATCTGGAACGCCGCGTCGAAGCGGTCAACAGCGCCATCGCGAGCATCCCGGTACCGCTGCGCGACCTCTGGAACGCCGACACCTGCCCGTTGGAGCTGCTGCCGTGGCTCGCCTGGCAGCTGTCCATCGACGCGTGGAAAAGCTACTGGCCCGAGTCCATCAAGCGCGAGCGCGTGCGGCAGGCGCTGGCCATCCAGCGTCGCAAGGGCACCGTGGAATCCGTGCGCAGCGTCGTCCAAAGCTTCGGCGGCAGCGTGGAACTGCGCGAGTGGTTCCAGAGCGAGCCGCGCGGCGTGCCAGGCACGTTCGAGCTGTGGCTCACCGCGCCCGAGCAGGGCAGCCCGGAGGCCACGGCCGCGTTCGTCGATGACGTCATCGCCGAGGTCGAGCGCACGAAGCCGGTGAGTCGCCACTTCACTTTCACCCAGGGCCTCACCGCCATGCAGCGCATCGGCGTCGCCGCCTACGCCCGCCCCGCCGTGTATCGGCGCCTCTCCCTCACCGCGGATGCCGCCTGATGCCTCTCACGTTCAAGGTCACCACCGCCGGCCGCGCCGCACTCGTCAATGCCGCCAACACCGGCACGCTGCCGGTGCTCGTCTCGCAGGTCGGCGTCACCGCCACCGCCTTCACCGCCGCCGCCGATGGCAGCGACCTCGCCCTGCCCGGCGAGCTCAAGCGCCTCGCCACCTTCGGCGGCGCCGCCGTCGCCGACGACACCATCCACGCCGTCATTCGCGACGACAGCGCGGACGTCTACACCCTGCGCGGTTTCGGCCTGTACATTGGCGACGGCACGCTGCTCGGCCTGTACGGCCAGGCCGACCCCATCCTGGAGAAATCCGCCGGCGCGATGATGCTGCTGGCCACCGACGTCATCTTCGCGGACATCGACGCGGCCAGCCTGACCTTCGGCGATGCCAGCTTCTTGAACCCGCCCGCCACCGTCGACACCGCCGGCGTGGTGGAGCTGGCCACGGATGCCGAGGCCATCGCCGGCGCCGACGGCACGCGCGCGGTCACGCCCAAGGGGCTGCTCGCCAAGCTCACCGCCCTGCTCGGCGCCGGTGCGCCCAGTGCCTTCGTCAAGACCCTTCTGACCGCCGTCGATCTCGTCGCCTTCCGCACGCTGCTCGCCATCAAGACGGCAGCCTCCTACGACATCGGCGTCGGCAACGGGCTGGACGCCGACCTGCTCGACGGCCAGCACGGCGCTTACTACCGCACTTGGGTTGGTCTCACTGGCGTGCCGGCGCAGTTTCCGCCGTCGACGCATGGCCATGCGTGGGGCGATCTTGCTGGTGTGCCTGCGACGGCGACGCGTTGGCCTGGCTGGGCCGAAGTCACGGACAAGCCGGCGACCTTTCCGCCCTCGGGCCATTCGCACCCAATCGGTGAGGTCAACGGACTGCAGGGCGCCCTTGATGGGAAGCAGGCGAGCCTGGGCTTTACGCCAGTGCAGCAGGGCACCGGCATCGGACAAGGTGCGAATGCCGTCAAGCTGGGCTGGGACGCGGCCAATGGACGGCTCAGAGCAACGGTTGATGCGCTTGACCTGGGCGCGATCGGTACGATGCCCCCAAATTTCTATCCTTGGCACTCGGGCAACTTCGATCCGGCCACCAAGGCACCGACGGCCGCGCCCACATTCACCGGTCGCGTGACGCTTTTCAAGGAGCTGATCGCAACATCAGGCAGTGCGGTTATTGCCACTGGGATCAACAGCGGAAATAACGGTGGGGTTTACCTGCGCCCTGACGGTAGCGGCAGTGTCGTCGGTGAGCTGTTCATTTCCACCGGCGGGATTAACTGGAACAACCAAGCCCTCTGGCACGGCGGTAACTTCAACCCAGCCACGAAAGCCAATCTCTCCGGTGCTGCTTTTACGGCCGAAGTGTCGTCACCCTATGTGCGCGGCGGTGTCGTTGCCGGAAGCTGTGCGATGCTGCAAAGCGGCGGCCCTGACAACGCGGGCTACATTTCGTTCTTCGACAATTCGAGCGCTCGCACGGGCTATCTCGGCAATTCGACCGCAACCGTCCTCATGCTGAACCCCGAAGGTGGCCGGTGGCTGAGTGTGGGTTCGTCAGCATCGTTTAACGGGGCGGTGACCTGTTTGACGATGAACGCCTCCAGCTCCGACATCCGCCTCAAGACGGACG